CTACTCCCACAGCAAGGCATAAACCATATACGATTTACAGGTACTCTGACAGTTTTATCGTCTACATACTTCTTCCAAATTTCATTAATATCTTCATCTGATGCAATAACAAACTTAAATCCAGATCCAACCTCTCTATGCCACTTCAAAACCTCGGGTTTATATGATCTTTCTTCCGGATCTCCGTTTGATGTTAATTTTGGTGAGGTTGTAAATGAAGCATGAAACTCTTTCACCCATGCCTCGTCAGGTTGAATTGTAGCATTTGTTTCAAAATCAATTACCGGGTGGAAGTCATATTTATATATGAAAGCTTTTATAAACTTAAGTAGTTGTTTTTGTTGTACCATTGGTTCCCCTCCTGTAAGCTTAAAAATTGCACCTTCACGTAACTTATCTACTAGTTTATGTTCTTCAAAGTATTCAAAAATTTCATTAAATGTCATTTTATTTTTTACAGACCATGAAATATATGAATCACATCCATGAGGCGAGTCTTTAGAAGCAAAGCCTTTACATGTTAAATTACACATTGAAAGTCTAAAAAAGACTGAAGGCATGCCGACGTATTCCCCTTCACCTTCAAGTGTATAAAATGCTTTATCGTCTGATACCAGTAGAGTTTCTTTAGTACAATCAATCATTTATTTAATTATATTAACAAACTGGTGTGTTTTCAACTAAATAATAGTACATGAGTGTTAAATCTGCGCGTCTACGCCGGGTGAGCTCCCCAGATGTGGAGCTTACAGAATCATTACAAAAGAATTGGTTATTTAACTTTAAAATTAAACGCCCATTCTATTTTAACCCAAAACACCGAGAGTTTTACAACTGTATTAAGAATCCAAAGACAAAAATGGGATTCGTTGATGGGCCAGCTGGTAGTATGAAGACATATATTGCTGTTTATGCTGGGCTTGAGTTAATAAAGCAAGAGCAATTTAATCGTATGGTATATATTAGATCTGTTACAGAGTCTGCTGAAAGAAGCTTAGGATCTCTACCCGGTGAAATTGATGATAAATTTTCTCCATACTCTATTCCCTTAGAAGAAAAGGTTACAGAAATTGCTGATAGAGGTACATATAGTATGCTCAAGCAAAAGGGTGTTGTGGAGGCAATACCGGTTAACTTTGTAAGGGGGTTAACTTTTAATAAATCACTAGTTATTGTTGATGAGGCTCAAAACTTATCACGTAAGGAACTTACAACTATTTTAACAAGATTTGGCAGAGATTCAAGATATATCGTAATTGGCGATTGTAATCAAGCTGATGTTAACAAATCAGGCTACAAGGAAATATTTAACATGTTTAATTCCAAGCAATGTACTGATAATGATATATTCTCTTTTGAGTTCGGTAACTCTGAAATAGCTCGAAGTAAGATACTTCGTTTTATTTGCTCAGTACTTGGTACTTAAGCACCCCAAGATGTACCCTCAAATGGGTTACTGAAGTTATTAGTTTTCTTTGCACTACCAACATTAGCAGCTCTAGGATTATCTTGCTGTGGAGGTTTAGTTGTTGTAACCGGTTCTTCCGGTTGAATATTACCATCTTCAGTAACAGTTGCCGGCTCTGAAGCCTTAATTGTTGATCTGTTATATGAAGCAAAATTATCATCGTGTTCATATACTGTCACACTTTCAACCCACACTCTTCCATTAGTTACTTCATCAACAAAAGTATCTGCAGTCTTAAAGCACCATTCTGCAAATCGCTCAATTCCGACTCCACCTGTCATAACTCTAAGCTGTGCTACACCCTTTTCATTTAATTGCTTTAATGTTTCTAGCTCCGGATCATCACTAGCAACTACTAAAGTATGATCAAATTGAGTTTGATAAATGTGTTTAAGATCTTTAAGACCACCAAAATCGAATACCCAGTTATTGTCATCTAGTTCATTACATGCAAACGTAATTTCAGCTTTGAGTTGATAACCGTGAATAAATCTACAATGTGAATTTGCTCTTGGTTGACGGAATGCTGTCGAACCTAGTTCAATTAATTTTGATGATGTATGACTCATATTATTATTTTATATAATAAAGAGGGGAAATCAACTAAATGAGGAAAGTTATAAGGGTCTCCCTCGTCCCAATCTCGGATAATTAATTAATGTAAAAGCGAAGTCAACTGTCTTAGCAGATTTTTTTGTGAAGTTCCTTCTGTAATAGTACCTTTTGCTATTAATTGTGCTTTCAGTTGTTCTATGTCTTTATCTAGTAACTTAACATTTTCTTTAACACCAGTTATACTTACTATATCACTAACTTCAATTTTTAATTTTGGATCCAAAATTAAATTTAATTTTGTAGCGAGTGATGTTGCCGTAATAGGTAAATTTTTTGTTTTGAATTCTTCTATAGTTTTATCAAACGGGGACAGTTTAACTTCTTTCTCTTTCTTCTCTTTAGGTGTATGTTTATTAGGCCATACAACAGCCTTCGGATCTCCTTGCCTATATATTGACCCAACCTCTAATCCCTTTTTCGTCCGAAACACTTCTGCTACAAACATTCCCTCTTCTCCTGCGTAGTCAGATGGTGCTCTCTTACTGCCTTCTTCAGTAAATTCTATCTCATACCCCGGTTGTGCCTCTTGTAGAGTTTTTATTAGACTTATAATTACTTCATCATCTAAACTTGCTATAAATTTCTTACGACCCATTTTATCGTAATCAGAAAAATCTTCTGCTTCTTCATCAGGTATATCAGCAACTCCAAGTATAGGTTGACCCTTATATGAAAACTTTATTTGGGGACGATTTTCTGTTATTTCACCTAAAAAGGTTTTCATATTTCTGGAAATATATGCAGCGAGCCTTTTTGCAGATCTTTCCTCGACACCAGACTTAACTAAAGAATTAGTTATTTGAGACTCTACTGCTCCCTTTTTACTAACAGGCTTATATTGTCCCTCTTTAGTTCTAGTACCAGATCCATACCCCATAGCCGCTCTGGCTTCTTTTATAGTACCTGCACCTTCTCCTTTATATTGTCTTTCATCCTTACTATACAAAACTCCTCTAAACGGTATTAGAGTTATAGATTTTGGACCCACAATTCTTCCAATATATCCTTTTTCCCCGCTAGCTTGCTGTTTTTTAATGTTACTCTTGTCAATTTTTACTATTTCTATACTCGGGTCACCGGCTAGCTTTGCTTTCAGAACTGCTACTGGTTGTTGCTCTTGATATGATTTTGTCATTCCCTTAGCTAGCTGTCCTGTATCTAAGCGCACACCCTGTTGTGCAGCTTGTTTTATACCCGTAGCTGCTGCTTTTGCTGCTCCACGTATCATATCTGAAAATCCCTCTTCAAGCAGTTCTTTTTGTGACATTCTAGCCATATACAATATTTAGTCTTGAAAATTTAAATTTATATATATAATTAAGCATATGGATCGAACTAAAATTACGAAATTACCTACTGCTAATGGAAATATGCCTTTAACTGAAGAAGAAAAACTTCAAGTCATGGAAGACGCTGCTAAAGCGTATGAAAAATTTCTAGATGCTTTACGGATTGATTGGCGTAGCGATCCTAATAGTGACAATACACCTAATCGCGTTGCTAAGTCATTTGTTAGAGACTTAGCTGCAGGTTGCTATGATGAACTTCCTAATGTAACTGCTTTTCCTTCTGATGGTTACGATGGTATGGTCTTTCAAGGCGGTATTCCTGTTAAATCTTTATGCTCACACCACCACTTACCTTTCTCTGGTAGAGCTCACGTAGCTTATATACCTTCAAAAAGCGGTAAAGTCATTGGTTTAAGTAAACTTAATCGTATTGTTGAGCATTTTGCTCGAAGACCTCAAATACAAGAAGGTTTAACTATGCAGATTCATGAAGCTATTGATGAGATTTGTGAAGGTAATAAAGGTGTCGCAGTTATGATTTCTGCTACTCATACTTGTGCTTGTTTAAGAGGTGTTAAACATGATGGATGTGAAATGAAAACTTCGAGATTGAGTAATGACTTTCTCGGTGAGATTGCTACTCGAAATGAATTTTATCAATTCGTTTCAGACTGGAAAAAATAAAGGAACGGTCTTACTATTAGTAGTTAGCTTCTATTTCTTCGTCAGCAATATTTTCTTGACTAACATCTATAAGAGCATCAAGCTCCTTTTCGATAAAATCTTTACTTACTAAGATCTTAAACAAATTAGAGGATCTATTACCAATGGAGAACGGTATCTTTGCAAATTCCTTGTTACCAATCTTAAGATCAAACTCTACTACAGGTCTCTCTTCAGTGTTACCAGCTCCAACGTTAATAACAATATCATCAACCTTATCCTTCATAAGATGTTTGTTGTTTACTGTCTTAAAAAGCACCTTATTACCCTGTATCTGTATATCTTCACCATGAATAACATTAAATGCGCCGTTACCTGAATCAAGCTTTGATGGTATTTTACCAATACCATCTACGTCAAAGAACTCAATGAGTCCAAAGACTTGTTTTTCTAGGAAGAACTGATTAAATTTTTTCATAACAACTGTTATTTAAGAATGCGGTCAAGTATTTTCCGCTTCTTCATACCCAACATTAAAAACCTCTGCTGGAGTCTGGATCTCCTCTACATCTACCACGACTTCTGTTTCATTCGTTTCGTAATCTAAATAATGAAAAACAGAAGAGAGGTAATCAGCAGCTTTTGTAATCTTAGAAGCAACCCATCCATCTAGCCCCGGGAGCGTTGGTACTATTTCACTTAATTTAGCTGCATATTCTTGAGCTTTAAGCAACTCCCTACCAGCCATATCAATTTCTGATTGATCGTATTCGCCGCATTTTTCTGCATCGATATCAACTGCTTGTATTGGCTCCTGTGTAACCATTACACCAGGTCCCATACAGCCTTCGTTTACTTGCTGATAAGCTTCTTCCATTAAAGCTCGCTCTCTACGCTTCTGATCTCTCATAATATTATTTAATTGATTGTTAATATTTCTTCTATAGCTTGCATATCATCTTTTGAAGTAATAATTTCCTCTGGTACAAAATACTCCAAGCCCTGCTCCATATCCTTCTTAATCTCTTTTCTAACTTTAGTTCCACTCATGTCTCCCTCTTGACTTGGTATTTGAACTACATTAACGTATGGGTATTTTTCAACATTTTTTTCAAAGTATTTGTAACGCTCAATGTCACCTTCGTCAACTGTACCGTCTTCATTTTCACGAGGACCACCGGCACCAACAAGCAATGTCTTATCTAAATTTTCATCAGCAAATTTGTAAGTAGCTATTACTGGGTTTGGTACACGTATAACCTCAACAGGCTTATCAAAATATTTTGCATATATGTTCCATATTTTTTCTGATTGCTCAGGTGTAATACCATCACGCACCCTACTACCGATATAAACGATACCTCTATCAGCATCATCAAGCAAATACCTTAAAGCACTAAAGTGACCCTTTGTAGGTGGTTTAAAGCCACCAGGGAGAAGAGCGATTCGCTCAACTCTTGTCTCCATATCTTCAAAATGTTCTCTAAATGTTCTCATGCTCCAGGCTTTCCGGTTCCAAAGTTTGCTCTACTAAATTCTAAACGATCTACAAATTTAACCAAGTCTCCATCATTGTTAATAGCAACATAACCTTCTGGATTAGACGGTCTTAAAGTACCGTCTCCATTATCAAAAAAGTGTTTTGTATTATAAACAGCATTATTATATTTGTTAATAAAGATTTGCTTTGCCTGTTGTAACAGCTTACTTTTCTTAAACAAATTAATAATATCACCATCTAGCGACTTTATTTCTGCTAACTGCTCTGTACTAGCATTCATTTTACGCTCTTTTCCTTTCTTTGACTTTAATTTATCGATAGCTTTATTATTTCGATCTGTAGCCCACTGTAAAAACCTCTTAAAAGAACCTTCAGGATCTTCAATAAAAGAACCTTCCCTAATTTCACTATTAAGATATATGTTTATAAGAGGTAAATACTTAGT